CATAGACCCCCCTATTATATATTGCATTTTGCTATCTTTTTTTGCCATATACCCCCTTTTTCAGGTAAAAAGGCTAGGAATCCTACCCCCCCCATAATATTTTTTAAAATTAAAGGTTGATTTTTATGTGAAGCCATGCAATATTGTATAATCTGTAGATATATATACCTACTACCCAGTGACTACTTATTAAGTGCCTACCTATATGTACCTATTAAGTTCTTTTATTTAAGAGTCATTACCTATTAGGTATATACTAGATAGTAAGTATGAATAAGAATCTACTAAGTAAAGTTAAAAACTTATCTGCTAATCAAAAGCAAGAACTTCTTTCCCTGTTAGAAGAATTAGATAAAGCCAAAGCAAGAGAAAAGTGTCATAACGACTTTATGCCATTTGTTAGGGAGATGTGGTCAGCTTTTATCCATGGTAAACACCATGAGATTATGGCGGATGCTTTCAAAAGAGTTGTTAAAGGTGATCTCAAGCGTTTAATTATCAATATGCCACCTCGACATACCAAGAGTGAGTTCGCTTCTTACCTATTACCTGCATGGTTTTTAGGTAAATACCCAGATAAGAAGATCATTCAGACTGCCCATACTGCTGAATTGGCTGTGGGTTTTGGTAGAAAGGTTAGAAACCTAGTTAATAGTACCGATTTTAAAGATATTTTTCCTGATGTTAGTTTGCAATCTGATAGCAAAGCTGCAGGAAGGTGGAATACAAACAAAGGTGGAGAGTATTTTGCGATAGGTGTAGGTGGTGCAGTTACTGGTAAAGGTGCTGATCTACTTATTATTGACGATCCCCATTCCGAGCAAGAGGGAGCTTCTGCAGACATCAATGTATTCAATCGTACCTATGAATGGTACACATCTGGTCCGAGACAGCGTTTACAACCGAATGGTTCTATCGTTGTGGTGATGACAAGATGGCACAATAAAGATTTAACAGGTCAAGTAGTCGATGCTAGTATAAAGCGTGGCGGTGCTGACCAGTGGGAAGTTATAGAACTTCCTGCCATTATGCCTTCTGGAAACCCCCTGTGGGCAGAGTTCTGGAAGATGGAAGAATTACAGGCTTTGAAAGCCGAGCTACCCAACAGTAAGTGGATGGCTCAATATCAACAAGACCCAACCTCTGAGGAGGGAGCTTTAGTTAAGCGTAATTGGTGGCAAATATGGGAAAACAGAGAACCACCTGACTGTGAATTTATTATCCAGTCATGGGACACAGCTTTTATGAAAAATCAAAGAGCTGACTATTCTGCGTGTACTACATGGGGAGTCTTTTATAAAGAAGATGATGAGGGGATGGTTTCTCCTTTTGTTATTATGCTAGATGCTTATAAAGAACGACTAGAGTTTCCTGATCTTAAAAAGAGAGCAATGGAAAAATACCAAGCCTATAAGCCAGATGCATTTATTGTAGAAGCTAAAGCTGCTGGTATGCCGTTAATATTTGAATTACGAGCTATGGGTATACCTGTACAAGAATATACTCCTAGCAGAGGCAACGATAAGATATCAAGAGTCAATGCAGTTTCTGATTTGTTCGCTTCAGGAGTTATTTATGCTCCTGCAACTAGATGGGCAGAAGAAGTTATTGAAGAATTTGCTGGTTTCCCCAATATGGAACATGACGATTTAGTTGATAGCACTACGCAAGCTCTGTTAAGATTCAGACAAGGTGGTTTTATTCCATTACATTCAGATGAAGAAGATGAACCTTTGGAACATAATCGTATCGCAAACTATTACTAGGAGATTTAATTGGCTATAGAAAGACAACCAGCTACACCTGTAGAAGGAACAATAGAGCAAGAGCCTCAAGCAGAAGAGCTTACCATTGCTATAGAAAATCCAGACTCATTAGCCATCGAAACTGAAGATGGTGGCATGATCATTGACTTTGATCCTAATGCTAAAGAAATAGGCGATGTAGAATTTGATTCTAATTTAGCAGAACATATAGATGATGACATCTTACAAGAGTTAGGCTCTAAACTTATTGGAGATTATACTGGCGATAAAGATTCACGATCAGAATGGGAAGAAACCTATACTAAAGGTTTAGATCAGCTTGGACTCAAGATAGAAGAAAGAACAACACCTTGGTCAGGAGCTTGTGGTGTATTCCATCCAATGCTTAGTGAAGCAGTAATACGCTTTCAATCTCAATCAATTACAGAAATGTTTCCTGCTGCTGGACCAGTCAGAACTAAGATAGTAGGAAAAATAACTGAAGAAAAAGAAAAACAATCACAAAGAGTAGAAGATTACTTAAATTATTTACTGACATATGAAATGTCAGAATACAGAACTGAAACAGAAAAGATGTTATTTTCTTTACCTTTGGCAGGTTCTGCGTTTAGAAAAGTTTATTTTGATCCTAGCTTAGATAGACCTAGTTCTATCTTTGTACCAGCAGAAGATGTTATCGTGAACTATGGAGCAAGTGATTTAGAAACTTGTGAAAGAGCTACCCATGTTATGCGTAAATCTTCTAATACAGTTAGAAAAATGCAAGTTAATGGGTTCTATAGGGATGTAAATATACCTGATGGTTCACAGAAAGACTCTGATATTACCAAGAAATATAACGAAATTACTGGTGAATCAGACACTTTTAACTACGATCAAAGCCATACAATACTAGAAATGCAGGTAGATTTAGACCTAGAAGGGTTTGAAGATACTGATGATTCAGGAGAAGAAACAGGTATCGCTATACCTTATGTTGTCACTATCGATTATCCAAGTGGCATTATTCTTAGTATACGCAGAAACTATTATGAAGATGACTCTGCAAAAATAAGAAGGATGCATTTTGTACATTACCAATACTTACCAGGATTAGGTTTCTATGGGTTTGGTTTAATACATATGGTGGGTGGATTAGCTAAATCAGCTACATCCATATTGAGACAATTAGTTGATGCAGGTACTTTAAGCAATCTACCTGGTGGTTTAAAAGCTAGAGGACTTAGAATCAAGGGAGATGATACTCCTATCATGCCTGGTGAATTTAGAGATGTTGATGTACCAGGTGGTGCTATTAGAGACAACATTACATTCTTACCATACAAAGAACCATCAGGAACTCTTTACCAGTTATTAGGAAATATAGTAGAAGAAGGTAGACGATTTGCCAGTATGAATGATATGAAAATATCTGACATGAACAATCAAGCACCTGTTGGAACTACACTAGCATTACTAGAAAGAAATCAAAAAGTTATGAGTGCTGTGCAATCTAGACTCCATGCTTCTATGCGTAAAGAATTTGATATTTTGGTTGGCATTGTAAAAGACTTTACAGAACCTGCTTATCCATATGAAACAGATGAAGGAGAAAGCATTAAAGCAGAAGATTTTGATAATAGAGTAGATGTATTACCAGTATCTGATCCTAATGCAGCGACAATGGCTCAAAGAATTATGCAGTATCAAGCTGCTATGCAATTGGCTCAGTCATCTCCTGATATGTATAACTTACCTGAATTACACAGACAGATGCTTAATGTATTAGGCATTGAAGATGTAGAAGATATTATTCCAGATGTAGATGATGTTAATCCAGTTGATCCAGTTACTGCGGTGCAAAACATTATTACTGGTAAACCAGTTAAAGCATTTATAGATCAAGATCATGAAGCACATATTGCAGTTATTACATCAGCACAGCAAGACCCACAAATACAACAACTTGTAGGTCAAAGTCCAAATGCTGCAAGAATACTTGCTGCAGGTTCAGCTTATATAAATGAGCATTTATCAATGCAATATAGAAAAGAAGTTGAAAGAGAGATGGGTATAGAACTTCCACCAGAAGGTGAGCCAATACCAGCAGATGTTCAGAAGCGTATATCAAGTCTTGTAGCAGAAGCAGCTAAACGAGTCTTAGGGACTTCACAAGCAGAAGCTGAACAACAACGAGTACAAGAACAACTTAAAGACCCACTGATTCAAGCTAAAGAAAAAGAAGTAGCAATTAAAGAAGCACAAGCAAAAGCTAAAATGGATATAGATGAAGGCAGATTAATGCTTGATGCTACCAAAGCTAAAACAAATGCACAGTTACAAGAAGCTAGATTACAACAAGAAGGCGAAATAGCTGGTGCTAAAATAGGACAGCAAGTTGCTAGTGATTTGCTATCACAAGAGGCTGAAAAAGAAAAAAAAGCTGTAAAAGATTTTAAAACAGGTGTTGACATAGTTAAGGATATGATTAAAGATAGCAAATAGTATGGGTAAAGATATCACCGAGCTATCACTATCAGAACATCTGAAGTTAAAGTATCGTAGTTTGATGAATGAACACGCTGATCATATTGCTACAGGAGCTTGTAAAAATTTTCCTGATTATCAAAAAATGGTTGGTGTTATCGAGGGAATTGCCCTTGCAGAACGAGAACTATTAGATTATATCGAAAGAGTTCTCGAACAATAGGAAACTCGACTCCTAAAGTCGTGCAAAAAATATGAGTAAAAAAGAAGCAGTAAACATTATAGAACCAGAAAGTGTTGATACTCCAATTGTAGATGAAGATGTAAAGAGTCAACTGCCTGAACCAAAAGGTTGGAAGATTCTTATAGCTATGCCTAGAATTGATGAGAAAACCGATGGTGGTATTATCAAAGCAACCACTACTTTAAAAGATGAAGAAGTTAGTAATATCTGTGGATATGTTTTAAAGCTAGGTGATGAATGTTATAACGACACTAAAAGATTTCCAAGTGGACCTTGGTGCAAACAAGGTGACTGGGTTGTATTTCGTGCTTACTCAGGAACTCGCATGAAAATGTATGGACAAGAATTTCGTTTAATTAATGATGACACTGTGGAAGCAGTAGTCGATGATCCAACAGGAGTAGTAAGAGCATGAGTAAAACAGAAATAATTAATGAAGAACCTAATTTTGACGAACCTGCAGTTCAAACAAAAGAAGATCAATTCTTTGGTAAACAAACTGAAATTGATAATAAAATTCCAGATAACTTAGAAGTTGAAATCATAGATGATACTCCTAAAAAAGATCAAGGGAAAAAACCTAGAGCAGAAGATGTACCAGTAGAAGTCGATGACGATGAAGTTGATAAAGAAATAGCTGATTACAGCAAAAGAGCTGCAGATCGTATAGCTAAAATTAAATACGAGTATCACGAAGAACGCAGAGCAAAAGAAGCAGCAGCAAGAGAATCTAAAGAAGCTGTACAAAGATTGCAAATCTTGATGTCTGAAAATAAAAAGCTACAAACTATGCTTAATCAAGGTGGAGAAGTCTTAAACAAACAAGCACATAACAATGCTTTATGGGCAAAACAAAATGCTCAAGCAGAATTTAAGAAAGCCTATGATGAAGGCGATGCTGATGCCATGTCTAAAGCACAAGAGATGGTAACTAAAGCTACTCTTGCAGAACAGCAATCTATGAATATGGCAGAAAATGTTCAAGCAGAAATAGCAAAAAAATTACCTGCAGAACAACCAGTACAACAAACACAAGAACTAGACCCTGAAATGAAAGCATGGTCAAGTAAAAATCCTTGGTTTATGAGCACAGTACCTGAACATCAAGAAATGACTTCATATGCTTTAACCATTGATCAAAGACTTCGCAATCAGGGAATACTTCCTGAACAAGATGCACAAAAATATTACGCAGAAGTAGATAAAAATATGCGTAATGAATATCCAAATTTCTTTGGTGTTCAAGTAGAACAGACTCAAGAAGTAGTCCATGAAACAGAAACACCAAAACGACAACCTTCAACAGTTGTTGCATCCGCCACTAGGGATAGCGGAAATAAAAAACCCTCGCAAGTTCGTCTGACTCAGACCCAAGTTCGTTTAGCACGACAACTTGGTATAACACCTGAGCAGTATGCAAACCAATTATTACAGGAGAAAGTATAATGTCAGATAAAACTAACAATGAAGAAACTCATAAATCAGAAGAAGTTAAAGCTGACTCTCCTGAAGAACAAGTGCGTACTCCAAGGAGTTTAGAAAGTCGAGAAATCGATCAAAAACCAATGAATTGGGATAACATAGGTAATCTTCCAGAGCCTGATCCACAAGATGGATGGGTATTTAGATGGGTCAGAACAGCCTTATTAGGGCAAACTGATAATCCAAATGTTTCTAGAAGAATGAGAGAAGGGTGGCAACCAGTCCGACTTGAAGATCATCCAGAGCTTCAAATACATATGATGGATCACAATTCAGAATGGGCAAAAAAAGGTCATGTTGAAATAGGCGGACAATTATTATGCAAAATGCCGAAAGAAAGAGCAGATGCTAGAGATAAACACTTTAGTGATTTAGCTAAATCTCAGTCAGAAACTGTAGATAATGCTTATTTTAAAGACCAAGATAATCGAATGGCGACCAAACAAGTGTTTGAACGCAAATCGAGGACAACTTTTGGGAAAGATTCTTAGAATCTTTTGTAATTTTATTTTAACAAGGAGACAATTATGTCAACTACAGCAGCTCCATATGGAGCAAGACCTGTAGGTACTGTTGTTGGAAGCCCTTACCAAGGAAAAATTACCCATTATAAAATCAAAAATGCATATGGAACTTCTATATTTTATGGCGATTTTGTGAAATGGGGTGATGATAATCCTAATACCACTATCCAAAAAGATACTGGTACTACAGCTTGTACACCTATTGGTGTATTTCTTGGTTGTGCTTACACTGACCCTACCACAAGTCAATTCACACCAAATCAATATTTCCCAGCATCAACTGCTGCGGATGATATTGTTGCGTATGTTGCTACCGATCCTTTTATTATCATGCAAATGCAAGGCGATGAAACTCTTGGTCAAGATGACTTGGGCAAGAATTGTGCAGTCGTGCAAACTGCTGGTAGTACAGCTATCGGAAATAGCAAAAACGCAGTTGATGGGAGCACAGCAGCTACCACCAATACACTACCTGTAAAGATTATCGACTTTGTCGATGGTCCTGATAGTGCTATAGGTGATACTTATACTGATGTGCTAGTAATGTTTAATGTAGGGCATCAAATGCTCAACACCACTGGCGTAGGCTAGGAGTAAATAATGGCAGCTATATCAAGAGCTAATGAGCTCAAGCAACTGTTACCTGGACTTAACGCCTTGTTTGGTGAAGAGTATGGTAACTACGAAAACGAGCACGAAGAAATTTATGTTTCAGAAAATTCCGAGAGATCATTTGAGGAAGAACTAAAACTATCTGGATTCGGTGCAGCACCAGTAAAAGATGAGGGAGCAACCATTAGTTGGGACACTGCTCAAGAAACTTTTGTGGCTCGTTACACACACGAAACTATTGCAATGGGATTTGCAGTTACTGAAGAGGCTATGGAAGATAATCTATATGTTTCTTTAAGTGCTAGATATACCAAAGCATTGGCTCGTGCAATGGCTTACACAAAACAAGTGAAAGGAGCTTATCCATTAAATAATGGATTCTCAACTACTTTCTCTTCAGGTGATGGTGTTGCATTATTCAGCACATCTCACCCACTTGTAAGTGGCGGAACTAACAGCAATAGACCTTCTACAGGAGCTGACTTGAATGAAACATCGTTAGAAAATGCGATCATTCAAATTGGCAAATGGACTGATGAAAGAGGTCTTAAAATTGCAGCTAGAACCAAAAAGTTAATAGTACCTGCTGATCTTCAGTTTGTTGCTACTAGACTTTTACAGAGTGACTATAGAGTTGGCACTGCTGACAATGACATCAACGCTATCAAAACTAATGGAGTAATTCCAGAAGGTTATTCAGTTAATCATTATTTAACTGATACTAATGCTTTCTTTATTACTACTGATGTTCCAGATGGCATGAAGCATTTTGTCAGAGCACCTATGACAACATCTATGGATGGTGATTTTGAAACTGGTAATGTTAGATACAAAGCTAGAGAAAGATATTCCTTTGGAGTATCTGATCCGCTTGGTATCTTTGGTTCACCAGGTAGTTCGTAAGAACATTTAAGGGGGAGCTTATGTTCCCCCTTTTTTTATTCTAGGGAATTTTTTTAATTTATCTATTGACTGCCCTAGCAGACTTGCCAAGACAATAGATTCTTTTCCTTTAGGAGGAAAATATGGCGAATACAACTTTTAATGGACCAGTTAGGTCCGAAAATGGTTTTGAACAAATCAGTATAAATTCAACTACTGGTGCTGTTACAACCAATTTAGATGTTGATACAAGTGGTAATATTACTACTACAGGATATGTTTCTTCATATTCTAATATAGAAAGTATTACAAGTGCTACACATAGCGTTGAGTCAACTGACTCTGGTAAAGTGTATACTTTAAACAGAGCAGCAGGTATTGTAGTAACACTACCTACCGCAGCAGCAGGACTTAATTATACATTTATAGTGGGCACAACCTTTACAGGTGCAGGACAAATTAATACGGATAATGCCAGTGACTTATTTTCTGGTTTTGCTCATATTTTTGATCCAGCAACTGCAACAGATATGAATACATTTATTCCTGATGCTAGTGATGACGATACCATTGATTTAGGTACGGCAGCACAGGGTTGGCTTGTAGGCGGAATTATTCGTTTAAAAGCAACTACAGCAGCAGTATGGCACTGTGAAGCCTTTCTTCATGGTGATGGTACACTAGCTACTCCATTCGAGTAAGGAGTAAATTATGGCTGATGCAGTAACTTCACAAACCATCCAAGATGGTGAAAGAAACTGTATTATGAAGTTTACCAATGTCAGCGATGGTACTGGCGAATCCGCAGTAGCTAAAGTAGATGTATCTGCTTTAGCTACTAACTCTGAAGGTGTTTCATGTTCAGAAGTTAGAGTGATGCGTGTAAGCCATGCCATTGTTGGTATGTCAGTCCAAATGTTTCTTAATGCTACATCTAATGTTCTACTTATGGAACTAGCTGAAAGTAGTAATGGACATATGGACTTTCAAGATTTTGATGGACTTCCAAATAATGCAGGAAGTGGTAAAAATGGAGATATTCTTTTTACCACTATAGGTCATAGCTCAGGAGATACTTATTCTATTGTTTTAGAAATGGTTAAAGTATATTCTGATTAATCGGAGATATTATGAAATATATTATTTCAGAAACAGGTGAATTTCCACCTCAATATAAAGTTCTTCAAGAAGGTCAAGATGGAATATGGAAACCAATTTTTGGTCCTGATCCTGATCTTGAAGATGCTCAACGAAAAGTTGCAGAATTACAACCTGTTAAAAAGGCTGTAAAAAAAGCAGCAGAGCCAAAAAAGGAAACACCTAAGAAAGCTCCAGCTAAAAGAGGTAGACCAAAAAAAACTGCTACTAAAAAGTAGCGTAACTCACTTTGTTTATAGTACCCTTATATAGGGTACTATAACTATTTAATTTAAAAGGTAACAATATGCCAAGAAAAAATGCAGGAATGTGGAGAAATAAAAATTCTTCTACTAGAAAAAAAGCTACACCTTACAGAAATACAGGCGTAACAGAAGTTGGGAAAGAAGCCAAAACCCAATCGTACAAAGAATATGTACAAAAAAAGTTTGGTGGTGGAATGACTAAAGGAATGTGGGCAGGTGGTCCAACATACCCTACTAC